GGCATATGTCGCCAAACCCCGCCGTGGGACGCAGTATCGGCGCCTATGAGCGCAACAAAGCAACAAACCAAGGATTCTGGCCGTGGGTAGACGCGCCCCGGACAACCTCATCGACTGGGAGATGGTCGAGAAAGCCTATCGACTCGGGCAGGCCACGCTGCGCCAGATGGCCGCCGAGTTCAAGGTTCAGCCAAGCGCGATCAGCCGCAAGGCAGCCAAGGATGGATGGGTGCAGGACAAGCGAAGCGCCGTTCGGGCGCTGTCAGAGCAGCAACTACTTCTAAGCAACACGCACAAAGCAACAGAGAAAGCAACACCGACTCAGCATGACATAGAGGTTGCTGCCGAGATTCGTACCAACATCATCCTGGGCCATCGCAGAGACATACCGGCGGCACGGGCCCTGGCCGTCACGATGCTTGGAGAGCTTCGGCTGCAGACGGACGGCATGGAGTTGCTGGCTCAGTTGGGCGAGTTGATGCGCGATCCGAAAAAGAAGGACAAGCGCGCAGACCTGTACGACAAAGTCATTTCATTGGGCGGGCGTTCATCCACCCTCAAGTCGCTGGCCGAGTCGCTACGTCTACTGGTGTCATTGGAGCGGCAGGCATTTGGCATTGATGAGGCGCCAGATGAGGCGCCAGACGATGTCTTACTCAAAGCGATCTACCATGGCCGCGCCCGCGCTGAAACCCGGTAAAGGCCGCATGGCCAACCCGTCTCCGGCATATGTGAAGATGGCCGAGGACATAGGAGCGTTCTTCGATGATCCGCTCAAGTTCGTTTTGTACGCATTCCCATGGGGCGAGCCGGCGACTGCTCTGGCCGACGAATCAGGCCCCGACGAGTGGCAACGCGGCATCATGGCCGAGATCACAACAGCGATACGGGCCGGCGGCGATGCGCAGGCAGCCATCCAGATTGCAGTGGCATCAGGGCACGGCATCGGCAAAACGGGACTTGTGGCTTGGCTGATTTTGTGGTTTATGTCCACGCGCGAGTTCCCTCAAGTGGTGGTCACTGCCAATACGTCCGCGCAGCTTGGCACAAAGACCTGGCGCGAGCTGTCCAAATGGCACAAGCTGATGATCAACAAGGACTGGTTCCAGTGGACGGCAACCAGGTTCAGCCACGTCCTATACCCCGAGGTCTGGTTCGCCGCCGCGATCCCATGGACTGAACACAATAGCGAAGCATTCGCCGGCACCCACGAAAAGCACGTTCTGGTGGTGTTCGATGAGGGGTCTGGCATTGCCGACAAGATCTGGGAAGTGACCGAGGGCGCTATGACCACGCCGGGCGCGATGTGGCTGGCCTTTGGCAACCCGACGCAAAACACAGGCCGGTTCTCCCAATGTTTCGGCAAGTACAAGCACCGATGGGTCACGCGGCAGATCGACAGTCGCACAGCCAAGATGGCCAACAAGGTGCAGATCCAGAAATGGGTGGACGACTATGGCGAGGACCACGATTTCGTGCGCGTGCGCGTTCGTGGCGTATTCCCGCGCGCCGGCAGCCTGCAGTTCATCGGTCTGGATATCGTTGCCGCAGCCATGCGCCGCAAGGCCGAGAGTTACACGCAGTTCGCAAAAGTCATGGGCGTGGACGTTGCCCGTCATGGCGATGACCAGTCTGTGATCACCCTGCGCCAGGGCAACCACACCTGGCCGCAGAAGAAACTGCGCATCCCAGACCTGATGCAGCTGGCCGACATCGTGGCCGGCGAGATCCACGAATTCAAGCCCGACGCCGTGTTCGTCGACGCCACCGGCATGGGCTGGGGCGTGATCGATCGTCTGCGCCAGATGAATTTCGGCAAAGTGGTGTACGGCGTTCAGGTAGGCGAGAAGGCCACTGCCGAGGACCGCTACGTCAACAAACGCTCCGAACTATGGGCCAAGGGCAAGGAATGGCTGGCCGAGGGCGGATGCCTGCCCGAGGACCCCGAGATTGAGACCGATCTGACCGCGCCCGAGTACGGCTACGACAAGCGCATGCGCATCGAGCTGGAAAGCAAGAGCGACACCAAGTCGCGCGGCATGGCATCGCCCGACTGCGCCGACAGTTTCCTGCTGACCTTCGCCGTGCCCATTGCGCCGACAACGAACTATCCAGTATCAACGTGGCGCGATCGTCTGGGCATCCACCGTAAACGACAAGGATCGGCCCAGGCCGCATAAACGACATGGACGATACAAACCCCTCCCAAGGCAAAGGCGTCAAGGCATACGACGACCAGGCGCGCGATAACTGGCACCGGTATCTCTATTGCAAAGACCGCGGGCACATCGAGTACATGGCTCAGGCGCAGCGCTGCGAGGGCATGTACCTGGGCGGCGGTGAGCAGTGGCGTGCCGAAGACAAGGCCGTGCTCGACCGCGCCGGGCGCCCGTTCTACGAGTTCAACGAGATCATGCCGTCGGTCAATTCGGCGCTGGGCTATCAGATCCAAAACCGCATGGACATTGATTTTCGCCCGCGTGGCGGCGAGTCAGATATGGATGGTGCAACTGTCATCGCAAAGGTGGTCAAACAGGTATGCGATCAGTCGGCGATGCATTGGAACGAGACCCAGGTGTATGGCGACGGGCTGATACAGCAGCGCGGCTATTACGACCTGCGGGTGAGCTTTGATTCCAACATCAAGGGCGAAATCGAACTGTCCACGCTCGACCCGCTGGACGTGATACCGGACGCGGACGCCAAAACCTACGACCCAGACGGGTGGGCTGATGTCATCGTCACACGCTGGCTAACCCTGGAGCAGATAGAGGGCCGGTTCGGGCGCAAGGCCAGGGACGCGGCAGAGGCATCGTATGACTGGGGCGCGGACTTCGGGGAGGCCGACAACGAACTGGACCGCAACAAGTTCGGCGGAAACATCGCCCGTGGCCTGTACGACGCGTACACGACAAATGACGACGGCCTGAAGCGCTACCGACTGGTTGACCGGCAGAAATGGGTGCATGAGATGACGCAGTGCCTGGTGTTCCCGGAGTCCGGTGACATCAAAGTCGTCGCCATGATGACCAAGGAGCAGGTATCGCAGGCCATGGCCGAGGGCGCAGTCATGGCAAAGCGCATGCGGCGGCGCATTCGCTGGGTGGTCTCGACCTACTGCTGCACGATCTTCGACCAATACAGCCCCTACGAGCATTTCAGCATCGTGCCGTACTTCGCCTACTTTCGACGTGGCAAGACGCGCGGCATGGTGGACAACGGCATCGGCCCGCAGGAGGTGCTGAACAAGGCGGTGAGCCAGTACGTGCACATCGTCAATAGCTCGGCCAACAGCGGATGGCAAATCGAGCAGAACAGCCTGACGAACATGGACTCGTCGGAGCTCGAAGAGGTCGGAGCAATGACCGGCCTGGTGATCGAGTACGCCAAGGGGTCGACTGCACCACAGAAGATCCAGCCCAATCAGGTGCCCAACGGTGTCGACAAGATGATCGACCGGGCCACTCAGGCACTCAAAGACGCGACGGTCCCAGACTCCATGCGCGGCTTGCAGGGCAATGCGGTATCGGGCGTGGCAAAGCAGGCCGATCAGTTCGCAAGCCAGCAGCAATTGGCGGTGCCCCAAGACAACCTGGCATACACCCGGCGCCTGCTGGCTGTGCGCATGCTCAAGCTGGTGCAGCGGTACTACGACAGCTACCGGGTATTCAAGATCACCGACACCGACCCGATGACGGGCAAGCCGGTCGAGAACGTGCTGGAGGTCAACAAGTTCGACCCGATGACGGGGAGCTACCTCAACGACCTCACGCGCGGCACATATGACGTGGTGATCAGTGAGCAGCCCATGCATGTGACGTTCGAGAACTCGCAGTTCGAGCAGGCCCTGGCCATGCGCAAAGAGGGCGTTGCAATCCCGGATGCAACGGTCATCAGGTACTCCAACCTGGCCGACAAGCATGAAATCCTGGCCAACATGCAGCCGGCGCCCGCCGACCCGACGCTGGAGGCCAAGGCCAAACTGATCGAGGCACAGACCCGCAAGACGGACGTAGAGGCGGTGTCCAAGCGGGTGGAGGCACAGTACAGCGCGATCCAGACGGCCCAGGTCATCGCGTCCACCCCCATTACAAGCTCCATTGCGGATTCGGTTCTCGGGTCTGCCGGATTCGAGGACCAGAACGCAGCGCCGATCTTCCCAGAAGCGCCGGCAGGGTTGCCGACGGTGGACATGCCTCAAAGCACCAACCCACTCACCCCGGCAAACCCAGGCATAGGCCTGAATCAAGGTATCGAGACGCCGCAAAACGATGGCACCTTCCCCGTAGCCGATTCACCACCACAAGGAGAGCAATGAGGTTCACCACTATCGAGATAACCGCGCGCGTCAAACTGCCGTGCTGCGGCGCAGAGGTTGAGCAATCCGTAACACGAGACGACGCGCCCCTGTCTGCGGCCACCGATGCGCTGCGGTATTGGTTTGAGTCGCGCGCAGAAAAACACCAGTGCAGCCTTGTGAGCCTTGACAACGTGATGGGCGCAATGAGCACGGATGAATACAAGAAGTCGACACATCGACCAATTTGACGAAGCAACCACCACAAAGGAACCACTATGCCAATGCAAGACGATGACGACACCACCGGCGACGTAATTTCGTTCAACGGAGAGGCAACAGCCACCGAGACAGACGACACACCGGGCAACACCAGAGAAGATCGCGGAGACGACCCTGGCGCGGAACCGGCCGAGGTAGCGAAGGCCAAGCCAGTCGAGAAAGCTGTCGTCGACAAAGCTCCCGATGAGGCCCACGAACCCGAGCACAAGGCGGAAAAGCCCCAGCACATCCCCAAAGCCCGGTTCGATGAGGTCAACAACCAGAAAAAGGAGCTGGCCGAGCAACTGGCAGAGGCGCGCAGCCTGCTCGAATCCATGCGCCAGCAGCCACGCCAGGCCGATCCCGCACCTGATCCCGCACCAGTATTTGACGAGGCAGGCAAGGAGCGCGAGTACCTCGATGCCCTGATGGAGGGTGAATCTGACAAGGCGGCCGAGATCCGCATGGAGATCAACCGCAATCTGCGAGAGCAAGCGACTGCAGATGCAGAGGCCCGCCAGGCCACCCGGGAAGCGCAGGCCGAAGGACGGCAGAACGAGGCCAAGGTCGAAGTCGTCCGTGCGCAGGCGCTGGTGGACTACCCGTTCCTGGGCGAGCCCGAAGGCGACGAGGTTGTCGAACTCATCAACGCAGCATTCAACCGGCGCATCGCTGGCGGCATGGAGCACGGCAAGGCTTTGGCAGAGGCTGTGGCCACCGTAGCGCCCAAATTTGCGCCCGGTGTGACCGTTGCCCCCGGCGAAGGTAGTCAAACCGCTGCGCGTGTAGATACTCGCCCAAGAGACGCCCTGGCGCGCGGTGCAGCGGATTCAAACCGACAGCCCGCATCGATTCAGGACGGATCAGGAAACCGGGCCAGTGCTGCTCGCGTAGATGTCACAGATATGTCGGAAGAACAGTTCGAGAACCTATCGAAGGCCGACAAGAAGAGGCTACGCGGCGACCAGTAACGACCCAAGGAATCACCCACCTCAACGGGTGTATCCGTCCCCTACGGCAGGACGTTAAAGAGCCCGGCGCCTTGACCGCCCCACCAGTCATGTTCTTCGCATTGGCAGCGCACCGCCTCGTGTACGTAACCCAATTCAAGGAGAACTAATCATGGCTGGTGGATTTACCAATTTCGCAGGGTTGACGACCCAACAAAAAATCGTCTGGTCTCGTGACGTGTGGCAAGCAGCGCGCGACATGATGTTTGTCAAACGCTTCATGGGTTCTGGTCAGAACTCCGTGATTCAGCGCATCACCGAACTGACCAAGACTGAGAAGGGCGAGCAGGTCATCATGCACCTGGTTGCTGACCTCGTCGACGACGGCGTGATCGGTGACAACGAGCGCGAGGGCAACGAAGAGGCGATGCAGTCGTACAGCCAAGTGCTCAACATCGACCTGATCACCCATTCGGTTCGCAACAAGGGCAAGCTGTCCGATCAAAAGTCGGTCATCAACTTCCGGGAAATGGGACGCGATCGCCTGGCCTACTGGCTGGCAAACCGTGTTGACCAACTGGCGTTCATGACGATGTCGGGCCTGGCCTACACGCTCAAGAACGACGGAGCGGCCCGCACCGGTTCTCCATTCGCCAACCTGTCGTTCGCTGCTGACGTGTCCGCACCCAGCAACAAGCGCTCAGTGATGTGGGATGGATCGGCCCTGGCTGTGTCCGTAACCGGAAACATCGCCGCCACGTACATCCCGAACTACAAAATGATCGTGGATGCATGCGCCTACGCCAAGGAAAACTACATCAAGCCTTTGATGTCGGGTGGCAAGGAGTATTACGTCATGTTCGTGGCCCCTGGCACGCTGGCCGCACTCAAGAAGGACGCTGACTACCAGCGCGCCGTCGTGGGTGTTGCAACCAAGGCGGGCGAAGAGTCCCCATGGTTTACAGGCGGCACGGTGACGGTTGACGGTGTTGTGATCCATGAGCACCGGCTGGTTTACACGACCAAAAACGCACTGTCCGGTTCCAAGTGGGGTTCTGGCTCAGCCATCAACGGCACCCGTTCGCTGCTTTGCGGTTGCCAGGCGCTGGGCATGGCCGACATCGGCACACCGGAATGGGACGAGAAAACGTTCCAGTACGGCAGCCAGCAGGGCATCAACATCGACAAGATGTTTGGCATGCTCAAGCCCAAGTTCTACTCGATCTACAACGCATCGGTGCAGGACTTCGGCGTGTTGGCAATCGACACCTACATCGCGTAAGCGAATCGCGCCGTGGCAGATCGGTCCCGGCGCACTTTTCCCCTTGTTGTTGAAAGGAAAACATCATGCCAGTTACCAAAAACTCCGCGCGTCAGGACGTCATCAACGCATTCGTGGACTTCACGTTTGCCGACATCCCCACCACTGCCACTGCCTACGCTGCAATGGACATCCCAATCGATGCCATCGTTACTGGCGGCGACCTGGTTGTCACCACTGCATGGAACACGGCAACGTCCGCTACTTTGAGCGTTGGCGACGTGACCACGCCCACCCGCTACGCGTCTACGGTTGACCTCAAGACTGCCGCGCGCACTGCGTTGACCCTGACCGGCTTCACGCACACCAACACGCAAAAGGTTCTGAATGGGACCACGGCATACGTTGGCGCGACGGCCAGTGCTGGCGCTGCACGATTGAGCGTGAACTACATCGTCAAAGGTCGCTCCGCGTTCTCGCAAGGCTGATTTTTGTGGTGCCTACCGAACTTCGGTTCGGCTTTAACCCCCAGTTTGGTCATGCTCGCTGGGTTTTTTGAAGGAGAACAACTATGAAATTTCGATCCACAACCGGACAGGATGTGCACATCGGGCTCACCTCCGGACATACCGCCATCGTCACGCCCGACGGCTCAGAACTCGACAAGATGTTTCACCGCGAGGCCATCGCCCGCGAGTGTCTTCCTGTCGGCATGGACGACGCCAAGGCCGCACCAAAGCCTGATTTCGACCGCAAGCAGGTCATCACCGACGCCCTCAAGGCAATGCTCGACGGGTCTGAGGCCGAGGACTTCACGGCAGCCGGCAAGCCCAACCTCAAGCGGCTGCAGTCCCGTGTCGGGTTCCACGCCGAGCGATCCGAGGTCGAAGCGATCTGGGACGCAATGACCGAGACCGCTGCCGAGTAACCGCATCGAGCAACACATGACGCTTGCAGACATCATCAAACGATTCCGGCTGGACCGTGATGACTTGAAGACCCCGTATCTGTGGGCATCCAAGGAAATCATGTCCTACCTGACGTCGGCAATGAATGAGGCCTGCGAGCGAGCCCTGCTGATCGAAGACAGCACTACTGCGGCTTGCTGCACGGTGACGCTGGTAGCCGCGCAGCACACCTACGCACTGAGCAATTCGGTCATCCAGGTCAAGCGTGTCACCTACGACGGCGTGCGCATTGACGAGACAAGTATTGAGCAACTTGACTCAGACGATGCGTCCTGGGAAAGCCGCCTTGGTGCGCCAACGCAGTTCGTCATGCTGGGCATGAACTCGATGCGCCTTGTACCGGCGCCTACCACTGCCACCGTGGCTGATGTTGCCACCGTGAAGATCACGGTGTACCGCAAACCGCTGTTGCCGTACACGTCGGACTCCGATACGGATGCGGAACTGGAGATCCCTGGGGTCTACCACGAAAGGCTGTTGGAGTGGATGTACCGGTGCGCGCTCATGAAGAACGACACCGAGACCATCGATCTGGACAAAGCAGCCAGCCACGAACGCATTTTCGAGGCTGCATTCGGTGTGCGCCCTGATGCCAATGTGCAGCGCAAGCGGCGTGATCG